TATCTCTCCATGCAGTAGCATAAGGTTCGTTTACACCTAATGATTTTGTAATTGGGTTTACTCTATAATCAGGTTGTTCTCTGAATATAAAATTATATCCTAAATTGAAATCTAATGTTTTAATCTTCCCATCAAATTGAGAATTGATAACAACATTATTAATATGGTTAGATGAATTACTTAAAACATTTTGAACATTATCAAAGTTATCGCCATTACGAGTTAAATATGTATCATCCGCCTGATAGTTTACTAATGTTTTCCAGCTATATCGGTTTTTACCTAAATAAGTTAAGTTTAATAAACTATTTGCGGAAAATCTTTTCGTAAACAAAGTATCTCTATAATCATATGCCAATTCAGTTGATGATTGATAATCAGTTCTTTCAATATAATTTAATCCAAATGTATTTCTAATTGTTGAACTAAACAATGCATTAAATTTGTTTTTCTTTAAACCAAATGATAATCCACCATTTAAGTTTGGTGATGATGTAAACCCTTCTACAATTGGATTACCAAATTGTTTTGTGAATAATCTTTTATCACCATTACTACTAATACGATATTTGTAAGTGGATGGGAATGTGGAAGGGAATTCGGTAGCTTGAACTAACTTAAAATCTTTAAGAGATGAAACCAAACCCCAACCACTTCCCAATGAGATATTGAAAAAGTTATCGGATACTTCTTTTGTTGTAATTTGTACCAATCCACCACTCCAATCGCCCGGTTGGTTTGCGGATGCTGATTTGGCAACTATAATATTATCAATTAATGATGTTGGAATTATATCAAATGAAAATGCTCTCCTATCAGGTTCGGTTGATGGTAGGAGTGTTTTGTTTAGGATAGCTGAATTATATCTATCTGCCAATCCTCTTACCAATACAAACTTATCGTTTTGAATTGTTACACCACTTACTCTTTTAAGTGCATCACCAACATTTCTATCAGGTGTTTTTTTAATAAAATCTATTGATACTCCATCCGATACTACGGATGAATTACGAATGGTTGTTATTACAGCTACTTCTGTAGATTTCTTACCCGCTGAACGGACTGTAATTGTGGATAGTTGTTTGGAAAATAATGTGTCTTGTGAATACGTTAGAAATGGAAGTAACATTAATAAAAGAAACGCTCTCATAAAGTTATTTTAGGTTAGTTCCTCAATAACTATGAGAGCGTTTGTCTAAATAGGTTATTTTAATATTAACAAATTATGAAGAAATTCCACAAAGTGTTAAAAACTCCTTTGCATTATGTATAACATCTTCTGATTTGAACTTTCTTAACATAGCTTCTGCTATTTCTTTTCTATTGGCCATATCATCTACCATACGAAGTATTTCAGCAACACCCACAACCATATCTCTATCATTCTCATGTCCCTGTCCAACTTCTACTTCGTTGATTAAACTACTTAACTTTATCATATTATTTACAGGTTTTCCAGCCACCACCTTTTGATTTGTAGTTTTTTGCAGCCCATCCATTTGCATAAGCCGATGGATATACATCAAACTTCTTTTTAGCTGCAGCTTTAGATGCTGACCATTTAGCCGGGTCAGTTGGACAATTCTTTTCTAAGAATAATTCCATTTTTTGTTCTACGGTTAATTTCATATTTTCGTTTTTCTTTTTACCAGCACAATGTGCTTTTTGTGAGAAACCTTTTGGGTTACTACAATTTATTGAGTTCTTATATTTTTGAGACCATTTCTCATCAATCCCCTCACTAGCTCCTGTCTTTACAAACGTTGGTTTTTGACCTTTTGATTTTTCTCCACCTTTTTTAGCATCCCCTGCTTTAGATTGTGCAGCTCTTTTTCTTTTTACAAACGAAGCTCTACCATCTTTACCTAATTTATCAGCTTTTGCATTTGATAAACAGGCTGCATAGGCAGAACCTTTTTTAGAATCTCCACATTTTCCAACCTTCTCACCTTTGGTATTGTATCTATCCCAACCACCAGTTGGTCCACTTCCAAACCATTTACGAAGGTCTTCGCTAATTGGTGTATTATCATGCCCGCATTTGTGACATAGGTAAGGTTGAGTACCACCATCGGATATATCCCAATGCCAATTACATGAATCACAAGTAACTACATTAGCGTTCACACCTTCATTTAATATATTAGTTAGTTTTATCATTTATTTATAAAAATTGTTATAAATATGTTGCTTTATTTGAATTGGCATTCTTAATTTTCTATTTTCTAAATAATTATCTAATTTTACTCCTTTAACAAAATACTTAAATGTAAAATTTGCATTTGGTTTTGATTTTAGTGTTATATCTACCAACGCATTTCCATTTTTATCCCACCCTTTACTTGGATATGATAGTATAGTATCTTTGCTAAATTCTTCAAACGATACTTTTTTATCTTTTACTTCATTTAATATATTAGTTAGTTTTATCACTTTCTAATTTCTTTAAAATTGCTAAATTAGCTTTTACTAATTCTAATTTTTTAATACCACTTCTACGGCTTCTCATTGCTCTTGGTTTCTTTGCTTTACTTCCCATAAATTATTTAGTGAATACACCTTTTTTAATCATTTTATCTAATATATTTGCACAAGCTATATCTAATGCTTTTTTAGTTGAAATACTAATAGTTGATTGGTTAAACTTAATCGGGTCTATTGAAGCATCTGAAACTAATGTTAATTGTCTATTTGTTTTAGCCTCACCCAAACCAGATGCTGCGATGATTGAACCATTTTCAGCATTTGTGAAACGAACCTGTAAACCTAAACGAGTTACCAAATTATCTTTGATACCATCTTTTAAATTTATTGTTTCATCTTCGGATACTGAATAATCATATACTTCAATTTCAACAAAGTAATGTGCTAATTTAATCTTTCCTCTACCTTCAATTTTGTTTTCAGAAATACCAGCATTTGATGCTTTGAATTGAGCAACCATTCTGTTCTTAATTTCTGTTTTATCTTCGGTGAATTCAAATCTATTAAGGTTATCCAAATATTCCAATACGATATTTGCAACACCCAATCCAACTCTCTTTTCTTTTAATTCAGGATACATTTCGTACACTTCTTCACCAATACCACATTTAAGGATTTGAATATACTTCTTTGGACCTTCGTAATCTAAATATGCAGATATATCTTTCTTTTTTTCAAAATCTGCTTTGAATTCTTCTGTTTTAGTACTTCCTATTGTTTGAGCATGTAGGACACCCACACCACTCGTAATTAACAATATACCTAATAATACGATTAATTTTTTCATACATAAATAATTTATTATAAATATAAAAAAAGGGAGAAACGATGTTCTCCCCTAATTTACTTTACATTTGGGTCTTCTAGATTTTTGATATATTCATCAATCAATCTACTTACTGCTTCAGGCTTTTCATCAGCCTTAAACTTAACCTTTATTTTAGCCATCCCTGCTTCACTTGGATTATATCCTGAATCAACTTCAATACCTTTGATATTGTGTTCGTATCCTTTTTTCTTAAATAAACCTAATAAAGATTTTTTAAGACTGGATACTTCCTTTTCTTCATCACCAAATATAAGTCTACAAGTAAACTCAATATCTAGCTCATCTAATCCAATAGATGAATGGTCCGCTAAAATATAAAGAGGTACAACCAAATCCTTACCACCTATATTAAAGGAAGTAGTTTTGGGTGTACCATCTTCATTGAAATAGTTTCGGAGAGCATTAATATGCTGTCTTTCACTTATACCTTGAGAAACCATAGCGGCCTCTAATAGACCGCCAACTAGTTCCTCTACATTTAATCTTGCCATAATATAACCTTTATTTTTTAATTATTACTTTGCTTCTTCAGTAAGTGGAATTAAAGATGGTTCTAACATTTGAGTTAGGTAATCTGATAATTTCAACATACCTTCAGTTGCTGGTAATTGTTCAGCATGTACTTTTACATTGTATTTAGCTGAGTTGTCAGTACTTCTAGTGTTCTCTTTGTTTGTAGCTACTTTACCAGAAATTTTTGCATTCCAGCTCATACCCCAAAATCTACCACCAGCTGATACTTCAACACTGCTTTCAGTTTTTACATCACTTTTTTCTGTCTCTGAAGTTTTTACTTCCATAGCAAATTCAATATCTGCTGAAGTGATTGCTAATGAAGGAAGTGGTACTAATGGTAACATAGGAACTTTACTATACAATTTTTGTATAGTTTGTTGACCTGTTGCACCATCGGTTACAACTCTGTTCATTTCAACATCTAAAGAACGTGCTTTAGTTTTTTTAGTTTTCTCGTCCGTTACGAATGCTACTTCAGAAATGTATTTCCAAGTTACTTCGTTTAATTTTGCTTGACCTTTTGCCATACCAACAATCGGTGAAACAATCAAATCTTCAATAGGAAGACCTGCGAATTGGTCTGCGATACCTGCCATAAATTTAAATTTTTATAATTAATTTTTTGTAACTTGTTCCAACATAAATATCCCAAAAAAGATAAAACAACCCAATTATCCAAATTTTACTATTCCTTTGTACTCTTTTTTGATTTTTTCTATCTCAATAAGTGCTTCTTTATATTTTTCCTTTATTTCATCGTTTACCGTAAAATCCAAAACGGTCTCACAATGTGGACAGGCTGAGACTGGGTGTTTGAATATAAATTCTAAAGTTAAACCAATCGGTTTTTTACAAGCTGGACAGGGTAGAGCCATAACATTTTATTTATTATAAATATAAAAAAGGGAGAAACTATGTTCTCCCTTAAATACTTCCGCCCTTCCTACAGTTAAAGGAAATATATTATCCTAATTCTTCTTCAGTCCCAGCATCCAATTTGTTCTTATCGTGTTCCGCTTTTCTATTGATGTACTTATCAACCGAAGCGATACCAAATGCGCCCAATGTGATTACTAAGAATCCGTTGAAAATATATTCGTTGATTAGTAATTCCTTACCCATATAACCTGTTATCAAGTCTACGAATAATGCAAGTACCATACAACCAAATGATAAGAAACCAACTACTGATTTTTCGTTGATATCATTGTTGTCTTTGAATAATTCTTTAAAGAATCCCATAATTTTACAATTTAATTAATTAATGTAACAATACATAACTAATTTATCCAGCTTGTTCAGCATCTTCATCTTTAATCTTTCCACACTTCAAACATTCTTCATCGCCATCTCCGTCTAAGTCACCCCAAACGTGCTCACATTGTCTATGTGCAAAATATACATCAATCTTACCATCACCATCAAAATCAATACCATCCATTACACCATCACCATCTTCATCTACCTCAATACCGGTTCTTGGTTGAGCTTTAAAAGGGCTTTCAATAATGTGAGGATTATTTGGTTCTGATTTTACTTCCACTTTATTTGCTTCGATAAGGTTAATTTCATGTGCGTTTTTTGCAGCTTGTACAAATGCATCTGGAATCAATGGAGTGTTATTTGGTGGAGTTACAGGCATATCAGCAGTATTGCTTAATGATGTACCATCTTCCTCATCCATCTTTTGTACTAACATCTTATCCTTATCGGTATCACTAAACCAATAATCTATAATCTTACCATAAGAACCGATGAAAGCTCCTAATAACAATAATAGAAGTTCTTTCCATTCTCCTTCTATTGCAGATTTGTTAAATATAGCAAAGAACATTCCTGCCATAATAAACATAAATCCACCCAACACCATAGCAGTAATCCACCATCTACGGCTCATCATTTTATTTAATAGGTCTTTAAACCCACTTGGTTGTTGCTCTGCCATTTTATATAAATTTTAGTTTTTTATTACCATTCAGCTGGTTTCTCTTTGAATTCATCACCTTCTTTCTTCTTCTCCTTTGGAGCTGGTGCTGGTTGTGCCGTTCCACCATTTCCACCTTTGTTGATGATTACAGTTTTACCTGCTGCTTGAGATTGTTGGTTAGAGTTTGTAATGTTAATTACTGGAGCAGCTGCCGGTGCCGGAGTTGCTTCTTTATCATCACCGCCTGTTAATTTTGTTGTGAACCAACCACCCACACCTAATGTGATAGTTGATACAAGTCCTAATAGTATGTTCTTTATTGAACCACCACCACTTGATTGTTCTTGTTGTTCTTCTGCCATTTTGTTTTTATTTTAATGTTACAAATTTTATAACTTATTGAAATCAGTAATACCAATCATCTTACCATTTGCATCATATAGAGCTATTCTATAAGCTGATGCCGGTAAAGCGGTAGTATATACTTTTAATATATTATCTCCAGAATTTGCGTACATTGTTTCTTTAGATACTACTCTATTTGCAATATCTAAAATTTTAACTGTCACATTTCCTGCAGTTTCTAGCTTTACGTTCATAGCCACTTCCGAAGTGACAAATTGAGATTGTAACTTAATACCAGCGGTTGCTGACATTTTTAATTCTGCGTTTGGATTTACAGGTTGAATCATATCAATTGGAGATTTTCTACATCCAACCAAGATGATTACTCCAAATAACACTAATAATACTTTTTTCATTTTAATTCTATTTTAATTTATTATCAGTAACGTTTTACCTATTTGGACACTATTCTCATCTTCCAAAGATAAATATAAATATCTAACAGGTAACGATTTTGTGTATAACTTTAAGGAATTTTCCCCAATTTTACCAATTATTCTTTCTCTAGTAACTACTTGCTGACCTACTGAATCAAAAAGAGTAAGTGTATATATTCCTTCCGATTTTAAAGTGAACTTAAATTGTTCTCCGTTTCCAATAGATGCTTCTTTAACAGAAAATATATCTTCTACTTTTGGTGGTGGGGTTGGTTCTACTTCTACTTTTCTACAAGAGATTATAAAAACAACACAACACAATAAGATTAATATTAACTTTTTCATTATTTCATTTTTACTTTTAATGTGTTTCCGCTTTTATTTACTGCATCGGTGAATGAAATTGAAATTAAACCTAATACATTGTTCAATTTTGTTTGTGGTTTGAAACTGATTTTATATTCGGTAGTATTATCTAAAACCCCACCATCAGTAATTAAAGAACCAAAATTTACATAATCACCTTTATCAGTTCCATAATTAGTTGGTGACCCCTTTGTCTTATAAGATACACTACTAAATTTCAATAAACTATTATCGTAATTTAATTTGAATTGAGTTCCAACTAATTCTTGTTGTAATGGGTCAATCTTAATATATGCAGTAACACTATCTCCAATAATTTCAGTTATTATAGATGCGTTTATTTGATTTGATATTGGTAAACTCATTGGTATAACACTCATACTTCTAATAGAAGAACCTGATATCGCAGGTGGAGTTTGTTGTGCTGAATGTGATAAATTTACATCACCTTTCCAAGTTACACTAACATTATATGTGTTATTAAGTGTTCCACTATTCAAATTAAATGGATATAAACTTCTAGTGTAATTGAATTGTGTATTCCAATTTGATTTTGTAATCGCATCATATTCCGATTTTCCATACAACTTCATCAAATAAGTTAATGTTGAATATTCATTAATAGGTTGTACACCTATTAAATGTTGTAATAATTTATAGGTATCGGTTTCATTAAATACACCATTACCATCTACATCTGCGTTCATAAATTGAATACCAGATGTAAACTCTAATCCACTTTCGTTTCCAAATATTCCACTATTTGATAATTCTTTAAATGCCAAATACACATCGGATACACTTACTACACTACTATATAAATTATTTAGTTCGGTTTGATTAGTATATGATAAATCAATTCCATGTTGCTTAAACATCACATTAGGTGTAAATGTAAACTCTGCACTCAACCCCCAAAAAAATCCAGCTCTTCTTATATTAGATGAAAATGATGAACCTGCAAAATTAAGTTCCGTTGGTGTATAAATCCAATATGCGGCCCAAGTTCCATCATCCCATTGATAAGTTACAGCCCCATTCCACAAATCAAATAATTGTAAACTTGTAACACTACTTGCTGAAGTACCTTGTGGGAATTCTCTTTTATCAATTAGGATTTGATATCTTTGGGATTGTGATTCATAATCATATACTACGCACCATTCTACTTGTCCGCCTGATGTTGTTGCTCTAACACCATTACCATTTACCTTTACAGTATCTAAATCATTTGTTAAATCAACTTTACCTAATCCACTTATAGCTCTTGATGTGTTAGTTGTTGTTCCCCACACATTGTTTACAAAAGTATTTGCTTTTGCTGTAAATTTAGTTTCATCTACATTACTTCCAAAATCAAAATTAAATCTTGCTGTTAATACTTCCCCATTTGAATGTGTTACTGAATTTGTATAGAATTCTGTAAATGTTGCATCATCAGGGTTAGTCCAAGTTCCGTATTCAATTACATAAGGGCAACTAAATCCATTCGGTAAATCATTCCATTGAGAACCGTTCCATTTTGTTACCGCATAATCTTCGTTACCACTATTGTTTGGTTCACCAGGTGCCCAGTTATTATATTGACCTTGTATGTTTCCGGCTGTTTGTCCGTTTGATGTTTTTATTAGAGTTCCAGCTTCAGGACCGGCATCAATTCTCCATTGTCCCTCAACAGCTTCATCCGTTAATGCAAACCAAATGTTTGTTTGTGGAACATTGTTAAACACAAACGCATCTTCATCTGCGGAAGTGATTGTTACCAAATATCCTTGTTGCCCTTTAAATGTGGTATTTAACGCTGCCGCCCTTGCACCCGTATAACTTGTTCCTGTTGATATTGGTCTATAAAAATGACCATTTGTTCCATTGTAAAAGAACCCCGTTGGATTAACCGTAGCTGCTACCGATAATGCAATATTACCTCTTACTGAACCTGTGTTTACTTTTAAAGATGCTAATGCCGTATTGATATTAGCCATTGTTCCCGTTACCACTAAACGAGTCTTATTACCTGCTAATGTAAATCCACTAGCTGCAGTTAGACCTGTTGTTGTGGTTAAGTTAAATGTAGTACCTGTTGGTGGATTAACTAAACTGATTGAAGCTAATAGAGTTGCGGTTGAACCAAATCCACTCAATACAAACCCACTCGCATCTTGTCCGTTTGTGGATGGTAAAAAAGATTTAGAGTCCGGTGCAGATACACTCTGACCGAACCCTAAATTTGTAATTAATAAAAATAAAAATATTAATAAGTTTCTCATTAGTCTACTACAAGTTCTATCTTCTTACCAGTCGCATCAACAGCATCTGCTAGTACAAAGAAGAATAAACCGGCAGTATTGCTTAATGGAACTTTTGGTGTGAAGATTAATTTATATGGAATACCAGTTTTGATTCTAGAAACTTTTATTTGGTCAATAGAACCAAATGTCAATCTACCATTATCATGCGTTGAGAAATTGGTGATTGTAGAACCAGCATCAAATATTACATTATCTAATGTTAATTTTGTTGAATCATAATTCATAATAACCTGTAAACCCGCTAAACCTTCTTTGGTTAATCTAGTACTTAAAACAACTTTACCACCTTCTAATGTAGATACTACACTTAAAGATGCTTGTTCTAATTTAGCACTTTCATATGAATTTGATTGATATGAAGTCATTGCCATTGTTGACATACTCTTTATAGTAGCAACATCCGATGTACCAGGATTAGCTGCATTTGTAAAGATACCACTTGCTATTCTTGCAGCTACAGTATCAGGATGAGATGAATGTGACCAATCCAAATCACCACCCCATGCAAATACAGCATCCACAGTTTGTGCAGGTTGTGTAACATATACTCTATATTTTGAAGTACCATCTAACCAACTCTGATTTAACAATCCACTATTCCATCTCCAAGAAGTTGCAGTTGATGTTGGTATAAATGCGTTAGCCGATACGTCTTGTCCCATTACATAAGCAAATGCGTAATAAGAATCTGCTTCGGTGAAGGTCATATCATTTTTAGTAATATTACCAATTTTCTTTTCTAAATTTGGTCTTGTGAAATAATTTGCAACACCACTAATATCAGTTTGTGAAACACCTAAGAATGATTTGTATGCATCTGATACAGTTATAACATTGTTCATCCAAGTCTTTTGTGATGCAGGTGATACAAATACACCTAATGAATCACCAACTTTAATACCAGAAGTAAATAAGGCTTCACCACTACCATCTAATGCTCTTTGTGCAATAGGTTGTTGTGACCAATCTATATCACCAGTACCATCGGTTTTTAATTTCATTAATTGAATGTTATGGTCAGCAATATTATATCCAGATGGAAATAATACTCTTACTTTAAAGAAAGAAGTATTACCAGTCACTCCGGTAATTGATAAAGGACCGGATGTTGTTTTTACATATGGAATATTTGCACCAGTAGCACTATCTAAAGCATATGATAAATCCAATTTATGAAAGTTTTGATAAGTGTTTTGGTCTTTAATGATATACTTTTGTGTTGCTATCACACCATTTACCGATTGGTCTGCTCTTTGAACTGCTAATTGTCCAACATTCCAATCTGCATTTACAGCATATCCCCAAGGTGTAGTGGTATATTGACCATATAAAGATGTATCACTCACATTTGCATTTGAGGTGAACTTATAGTTAGTCCAACCGGTATAATAAGTTTGTGATTGACTACCTTGTGAGAAAGCAGTAGATACATAAGTTAAAGCCTTATTATTAAATTGATATCTTAACCAAAAATAACGTGGTTTAGTTACACCTTTATCTACACTATATGTTACGGTTACAGTATCACCAACTTTATAAGGTCCTGCTGAAATAGATTGGTTTACAACTATTTGCGCTTCTGTCTTAAATGTTAATAGGGATATCACCAATACCCCTAAAAATGTTAATAGTTTTTTCATCTTACTTTGCGTTTTTACCGAATAGTTTTTTAATCAAACTATCCGATGCTTTTTTAAGGGCGTTGCTTAAGGATGTTTGATTGAATTTACCACCCTGGTCAACGATTAACGTAGACATTGATATTTCAGATGAACTTTCTTCCACCACCACTTCTTTCTCTTTCTTTCCATCTTTATAAAGAATACCCTGTAGTCTTACAACCACTTCTTCTTCTCCTTTATGAAAAACTGAAATATTTGTTTTTGTAGATAACACATCCAAATAAACAATATTTACTTTTAATTTGTATGGTGCATCCGGAGCTAAATCATATCCTTTTTCCTGAAGATATTCTTCTAATATATTTTTTACCCCAAATGCCAAATTACGATTTCCGGCTAATTTACCAATCTTAACCTGGTTTTCAACACCTTCAACCCAAACGTGGTCTGATTCTTCATACCAAATATTTTCTGGATTATTTTTGAATGTACCGTCAATTCTATGAGTAATTTCATTAGAGAGTTCGGTAGCCCATTGTTCTCTACCACTAATTTGTAGAAATACAAAGAACAATTGGAATACGAGTGCAAATCCTATAAAAAGACCAACACCCAGTAAAAACATTTTGAACAATAACTCTTTAAAGTTCAAAACAGTTGATTTAATGTATTGCATGATTTTTCCTGCTTATTATATTAGTATAACAAGTTACGGAACACTTATCACAACGAAATTTTGTAAAACTATTGCAGAAACTAATTGGACACAAATAAAAAGAGTATCCAAACATAAATATTGGATACTCTTAAAATAGTATTATTTTTAATATTAAATTATAAATTTCTTAATTTATAGAGGGTAGAATATATTAACTTTTCAACATTATCAACTTCATTTTGAATCCAACTCGCTGATAATTCTTCGGTTTTTCTATTTGTTTGTACAAATTTTAATAGGTCTTCAAAGTATTCAATGATATTCTCAATTGATGCATCGTTATCAATTCCCTTTACTGCTTTGAATTCAATCAAACCCGCCATTCCTTGATAACCTTCTACTAAACCATCTATTAATCCTACTATACCATCGTAGTATGCTTCTAAAGCAAGATGTGGAGCTAATCCGTTTGGAGATACTCTTAAATGAAACACATGCGCCTGTGTTCTGCTGTGTAATAACATTGAAGCTAAATCTGTCATATTATAATCCTTTATAGATTATAAATATTCCTCTTTCCAAAAATCGTTACTTGGTGATGTAATCATTCCGTGGTCTAAATAATCATTCAACATCTTTACCTGATGTTTCTTCATTTCGTTTACCACTTTTGTAATGTAGTGAGTCTTACAATCTGTCATTTCTCTAATAAGAAGATATAAATGTTTCTTATTAAAGTTTTCTATAAATCTACTTCTGCGGAATAACTCTAATACCGCATCTGCAATTTGTATATCTCTTTTCTTTGTAAATACTTTGGTAAGATTCTGGTCCCAATATTTGAGCATTAAATCTTTGAATTCTACAAACTCATTTCCTTGCTCAACTTCTCTAAAGTCATCTTCAGGATTCCAACTTTCTGGCATTTCAGAAAGTAGTGCAGTCTTTTTGAAGCGTTTGTAGTTACCATTATTTTTTAGAATCAAATGGTTTTTTGCAACAATAGAAAAATAAGAGAATGCTTTACCCTTACCTTCTTTGAACATATGTATTTTTTCAATGAGAGTAGATACCACTTCCATTTGAATATCTTCTTTGGATACATCAAAATATGAAAACTTAAATGTATTGAGAATATTTTCTGCTAATTTTTCAAATGGATATTTTATACTTTCTTCGTAAATTTTATTTCTAAATTTAAAATCTTCAGATTTGTTATATTCTATAATGGCTCTTTCAGTATCCATTGTAAAATACATTTTTTCCTTCTTTTTTCTAGGCATGTTTTAGATTTCGTTTTTATATGTTTCTATTGTTTCCTTTAATTCAGAAAACACAGCTCCTACTTCATCATCGGATTCAAATGAACCTCTAATATCAATTTCTTTCATTTTTTGGAGCATGGATTCTATTTTAATTTGAGTACCGATTTGTCTATCATCGTAATCTCTAATAGTATCCATTAATTGTTCATTTTGCTTGACAAAGTTTATCCCTCTAATTAATAGAAGGATATTAAATATTATTGAAGCTGGTAATAATATTATTAGTAAGAATCCAATTAAATAATCCATAAAATTTTAATTAATATACAAATATACAATTTTTTATTGAAACTACCAAATTTAAGCTTCGCCCATTTTACCACCAAACATAGAACTATTAAAATAATCTATTTCCATTTCGTTTCTGGCTTTTTTTATTTCGTTTTGGGCCCATTCCATTTTAGCCTGAAATCTATCATCAAGTTTTTCTTCCTTAATTTTTTTAGTTTCTATTAACTCATCTACTAATGCTTCTAATAACAATTGTAAGGTTAATATTCTTTCGTTTTGTGCTGCTAATAATTCTTTCATGCTAATTCAATTGAGCCACTATAAGCGGTTTGAAAGATTTGTGATAGTTCTGAATCCAAATCTTTTTTATATTCTATACCAAATGCTTTTCTTACTGATAACGATGTATATCCCATAGCTCCCGCCATTCTCATACACATTCTTTTGTATTCCCAAACATCCATATCGTTTGGTACTTCAAATTCTATTTTAGAAGCTTCTCTATTTTCTTCTTCATCTATGATAAATATTAATTTTGCCATTGTTTAGAATTTAAATTACACTCCATCCTTTTTGTAGGTAAGAATCAACCTTTTTGCTTTTTACAAATTCCATTTCACCCGCAGGTCCTTGTAACATAACTCTTTCATTTCTACCAGGTGCTTTATCTTTTGTAATAGTTTCTGAATATTGACGAGTTGGATGTGTAATATCAATACCATCAATTGCATCCAAAGCCCGTTGTACTAACACAGCTTCCAATAAGCCGGCATCACTAAAAAATTCATCAGCACTTTTCCAATCAAATGTTTCACTCGTTGCTTTAAATTCAACTTTTCCCAAATTATCGGTTTCCAATACTATCCAAGGGTAACGAATTGTTTTTCTAACTTTATTTTCTTTATATGTATCTTTTTCAAAATATACCAATGGTCTATCTGATAATGATATTACTTTTGGGTTTACCAAAGTTAATTCATCTTCTTTATTTCCCAATCGTATAGTAATGATTCGTTTATCAATTAATACATCCGCGGCACTAAATACAATGCCTTCTAAAGAAGATATCAATGATTTATACGAAGAAACATCTTCGGCAGATATTGGAGCCTCACTAATTTTTTTTATTTTCATTTTATTTATTTTTATATTTAATAGTATTTTCAAAAAATTCTTTATCAATTAATTTCCATTTATTTGCAGGGCAAGCATTTTCAACTGGCGAATATATCTTACCGCTCAACGGACACCCACACAATCCGCATCTTGCAAAAGCAATTACTTGCTTATGTTCACATGAATTACAAATATCCATTCTTAAAGATGCTAACTGTTTTTGTGCTTCATTTGGATTGAATGAAGTTTTCCATGCTTTAAAAATTTCTTCAACTTTATTCATTGTTGTTTGGATTTTTTATAATGTTATTATATTCTTTAATTTTTTCTTCTACATAATCTATTGAACCTTCGTGTTGAGATTCAAATCCCATATAACCCATATAGAATTTTATATTCTCCGGATATTCTTCTAATTCTTTTTTTATATCTTCTACACTTCGTAGATGTTTTGTTATCTTTGTCATTATTCTAAATCACTTGGTTGATTTCTGTATATTCGGTAACTATCTTCGTCAAAATGTTGGGTACTCGCTTCAAATATTGTAGCACCATCAGTTAGTGCCGTAAGTTGATGTGGTAATCCTTTTTTTATTTCTATCACATCACCTTGCTGTATTTGTGTGTAACATCTCTCACCATTTTCGGTATCAATCCAATCAAATTGAAATGCTCCTTCTTGCACATACCAAGTTTCATCTTTAATCATATGATAATGCATTGAGAATTTATTTCCTGAATTATTAAATACTAATAACTTACCACAATAATCAGTATCATTATGTATCCATAATTCATATCCCCATTTCTTTTCAACTCTTTTAGGATGTTGTATTTTTACATCGTATATCATATTAATTACTTAAAGGTGCTTTAATTGTTGGGTGTGATTGATATCCTTCTAATATGAAATCATCAGGTGTATTACAACATATACCGTCTATCTTTGCATCAGTTTTTAATTGTGGTAAATCAAATGATTCTCTACTGATTTGTTCTTTTGCCTGTTGGATATGGTTTAAATACAAATGAGTATCACCTAAATTACCAATCAATTCATCAGGTACCATATTCACTTCATTCGCTATAATATGTAACAATAATCCATATGAAGCAATATTAAATGGTAATCCTAAAAACGTATCCACACTTCTTTGATTCCACATTAACGAAATTGCTCTTTTAGGTATATTTAATTCATCCAATTTAGATTCATCAAAATCTTCTGCGTAGTAAATACTTTTATTTATAGAATCGGTAAAATATTTTTTTCTTTCTTCAAAGCTTAATTCTCTTGTATAAACTTGGAATCCATAATGACAAGGCGGTAATACCATTTGGTCTAACTCACCTACATTCCAAGCACTCACCATTAATCTTCTACTATCTGGATTTTCTTTTAAGTTTGTAACCAAATCATGTATCTGGTCAATCTTACCATTACTACCATTCCACTGTCTCCATTGTTTACCATATATAGGTCCTAATTCACCGTCAGTTCTTCCACTCTTTTCATAATCACCATCCCATATATGATTATTATGTTTATGTAAAAAAGAAATATTAGTTTGACCTGTTAGAAACCAAAGTAGTTCCGATACAACTTGCTTCCACGCTAATTTTTTTGTTGTAAGAGCCGGAAATCCATCTTTCATATTATGTCTGATAGTGTATCCGAAAATAGATTTAGTACCAGTTCCGGTTCTATCTTTTTTCTCAACACCATAGTTGATAATAGTTTCTAATAATTCTTTATATTGTTTATCTAAATTATTCATATTAAATTATTAAATCATCCAGTTTTATATTGTGTTCATCCAATATTTCATATATCTTTTCATATACCATATCTAATGCCTCATACTTATCTATTTCTTTACCTTCCATACTCCACTCTAACCTCTTTTTAGTATTATGGGTTATATCCCACAATGCTAATGCCATATCCAATGATTTAACAGCTCTTTTATGTGCCATAGAATCATCGGCATCATTTAAATCATATTCTAGTTTTGCCTTTGCCATTTTTTTCAGTTTTAGTTTTGAAAAAGAAAAATAATTTTGATTCTAAATTATCCATTTGAGTCATAGCTATCCATTTACCCAATACACTACCACCAATATAAAATGGTAGTACCCACATATCACCTTTTAACAAACTATCTAATGAGAAATAAACCGAAGCAAGTGATACCAAATTAATCCATACTGAATTAAGCATCAATCTTGTCAATTGATTTTCATAAGTAAATTTAATTTCCAATACCTTAAAGATATTAAACATTATTTGAAAAGTTAATATGGCTATATAATTCATCATTTAATAAAAGGTAGTATTGCTAATTCTTTTGCTTTTGCCTCAACCATAATATCCAAATTCAATCCATATGTGTTTGGTAATTGTTTAATATAATCAGCATGTGCTTGTGGTTTGTTTCCTTCTCTTGCTTCGGAATAATGTACTTCTTGAGTAATACCATTAGGCCAAGTTGCTGATGCTAATTTAAGAGCTTCTTCTTCGGTTAATCCACCTGTACAAAATTGGTGATGGTGGTAATCAAATACAATTGGAATATTTGTATGTTTGTGAATATACATAAGGTCTAAAACTGAATACATAGACGCCTTATCATCATTCTCTACTGTCAATCGTTTGCGAACCGATGGAGAGAGTCTTTTGAAGTTTTGGATGAATCTATCCATGGCGGATTTTTTATCACCATAAACACCATTACAATGAATATTAATATTATTATAATGAGTTTTAGATAACCCCATCATATCAAATATTTTAGCATGTAATTCTAAATCTGCAATTGCGTTTTTAACTACTTCTTCTTTTGGAGAAGTTAATACAACAAATGGACCAGGATGTGAATTAATACGCATATCCCAAAACTTAGCGAAATCACCAGCTTTCTTTAACTCACTTTTAATCTCTTTGTAATCTTTTAATTGAGTTAAATCCAAATGGTCACCCCAAGGCACAATGGTAGATGATAAACGGAATAATTTAATTCCATTCAATCTATTCCACTCTAAAATTTTAATAATATCTTTTGCATTGAGTAATGCAAGCTCAGAAACATAATCTAAACCTTTTGTTTGGAAAGTTCTTTTAACCATAGCTCGATTAGTAGATACTTTCTTACCCATACTCATATTGATACAAGCGTATCCTAAATTCATCATTTTAGTATTATTTGTTGTTATACAAATATACGAAAACTTTATGAATTTACCAAATATTAGTATGATTTACTTGAGAAATCGGTTGGATATTGAGAAGGTTTGATATGTTTTATCCAATAATTAACCGCATTTTGGTCATTTATCCAATGTTTACGGTCAGCCCAATTGAAATCAGGTCTAGCATAGTATGGTAACATATTTTGTATTGCTGCCGCTCTACCAGGATGCGATGCTATAACTCTATTTATTAAACCATCACCATCGGTATCTATACCATCAGTACTACCATCACCATCCAAATCAATAGCTCTTTCTGAATAATCAGTTTTAAGATTTAATAGTATTTCATCGGTGATTTCTGGTTCTAATGCTTTCTTTTCTTCATCCGTTAATGTAGAGTATTCCTCTTCCAAATTTGTTGGAGTGGCATCAGTTTCGTTTTTTTTTATGTCCTCATTATATTGAGTAGCTACATTAACTAATTGTTCGTTTGGTTCTGATGGATTTTCTATTTCATTAAAGAATACTTCCGAATCTTTTTCTGATAGAGTTATTGGTTCATCGTATAATCCTAACTCTTGGTCATTTTTCATCATTTCGGCTAATAAATCCTCTCGTCTTTTCTTATCACCATATACCTCATAATTCTTATAATTCTCATCCATCAATTCATCCAACCCATCTCCTAATGTAGCATCCCAATCTGATAAATCATCTTCTTCTTTTCGTTTCATCAATAATCCATTAAATGCTATAATCAATGCAACTGCTAACGGGTCAAATACAATTACTATAATGAATATAAAGAATTTTACAACTGTATTAAGTGGTACTCCAAATGCTTCTGCTACGAAACGAAATCCACCAACTTCTCTTTCTAATTCAATGTTGTTATTTTTGATTGCGTTAATTGAATCTAATGCAACATTGTTTTGTCTTGTCAGTTCATCAATACGTTTAGATACCGATGCAATTTCTTTATCGGCAGTTTTAATCATTTGCGATACTCTTGAAGTTGATTTATCTTTATCTATTTGTTTAGATAAATTAGCTTCTTGTGAGTTACGAATATTTTGTTGGTTAGTTAATTGAGTTGTATAACGGGCTATCTCTCCATCATTTTTAGTGATTTGAGTTTGATACACTGCAATATCTCTTTCAATCTTTTGTAATCCCAAATTTTGTTGTTGGAATGCGTTTGATAGATACCCAAAGATACCTGCTGATGTGATAAGCATCAAAGTACCAACTGATATAGTTAAATACCATTTGTTAAATCCTTTAAGGGTATCCCATTCTTGTTTTAGGTATGTTGCGGCAACTAATTTAGCAAGTTCCAATGAACCTGCCATTACCATTACCGAAACCGATGCTCCCGCAAATAGTACACCTAATCCAGTTACAGAGAAATAAGCCGCACATCCGGCAACAAGGATTGCTGAAAGCCCAACTAATACTTTTAACCAATTCATTTTTATTATGCTAAATCTACAATGTTTGTTGTCAATTCAACCAATCTTTCAATTTCCTTTGCAGCTCTTTTTGCTTCATCTTGATTAACCGGTCTTTCACCATTTAACATTTCGGAAATAACTTTAGCTCTTTTAGCAATTGCTTCTAAATTCTCTTGAGCTCTCATTTTGTATTCAGGTTTCATAAAACTATTATTTGTTTTTATATAAATATAAGTAAAAAGAAAAAGGGTGGATTTTGATACCCACCCTCTTCTGTATTTTGATAGGATTACCCTATTGAAATTGTTCTTTTCTTTGGTTTTTCAGGCTCCCTCTTTGGTATTTGTAACTCCAATACACCATCTTCAAATGATGCTTTTACCTTATCTAAATCAAAGATTTTAGAATCAGCTGTAAAACTTCTCAAGAAAGATGAACGTTTAACTTCTCTACGAAGATATACTCCACCTTCTTTTTCTTGTGATTTACTTGCTTTTTCTCCTTTTAAAGTAATTACATCACCATCTACATCAATGGTAATTTGTTCTTTGGTTAGACCAGGAACTTCCGCTACAATCTCAATACGGTCATCAAAGTTAATGATGTCACATTTTGGATAAGCGTTTTGTTGGAATGGATTGATACCGATTTCCTTTGTTAATTCAGGAAATGCATCTGAAAATACTTTATCAAATAAAGTATCTAATGGTGAGAAGAACTCGTCCCTAAAATTTGGGGTAGGGAATCCCCTTTGAATTTGGTTTTTCATTTTTTTACCTTTTTTAAGCGTTAATTTGTATCTCCTTTTGGATGATACGCCGATATGCTGGCCAGCTCTATCGGTTTATAAATATAGCCGTAGCTAAAAATTATGCATTTTGTCTTTCAATAATTGTACTCATATGGTCAGCCCAATGTAGTATATATTGAATTTTAGAACGAAGGTATTTTGAAGTATCATATACTTTAAAGTATTTTTCATTATCTTCATCATATAGACCATCGGTTAGTTTGATACCAAAGTATTCATTCTCATTATACTGAACTCCATAATGATTTAATGTAAAGAATGTTCTATCGGTAATTGTCATAAAAGGAATATTTTCATTTCTTTTATACAATTCACCTCTATTATCAATGTGCCATTTTGAATCATTTGGTACATAGTGTAATTCGTCTTTAATACCTAACTTGCCCAAATCATGATGAAGTGCTGCAAATAATAACTGCTCATCGGTGAAATCGACTGTACCACCAGCTTCTTCGTAAAGTTTTTTCATACGAAGTGCGTTTTTACAAACATTCATAATGTGGTCAATATATCCACCCTCATATGCATTGTGATAATTGAGATTACCACTCGCAGGAGATATAATCAAATTAGGACCTAATTCTTCCATTGAATACATCTTTAATAGTTTCTCCAATCTTTCAGGATTAGAACTACATGCTTTACGAACCAAGTTTAGAAACTTTTCGTAATTTTCTTCCAATTGTTTTTCTGTGTAATTTTTCATAATACAAATATACGATTTTATTCTTGAATTTCCAAATTTTCTTCAATGTCCTCTCCACAAAGAGCTGAATATAGAATATCCAATTCTTCCTCACTACTACAAAACCCTAACCCGTCCATATCCATTATTTCTATAAAAAATTGACCAGGCTTTATTCCAATTTCTTTCATTAAGAGTTGTTCATCAGTTGCACTTGATATTAACATTGGTGCAAATTCATCTTCTCTATATTTTGGAATCGGTATCGTCCAATAGTAATGCCCATCCTCATCATTTCCATTCTCATTCATACCATCACCGGCTATAATTTTTTTCCAACCCTGTCTAATAAACGTTTCTTCGGTTATAGGGGTCATTGGTAGTTTAACTTCTTTCTTTCTCATTCAATTATTATTTTAGTATAAACTATTTTTTTACTTAATGTGTTTTCCGCTTTCAATACCATTGTATCACCAATCATTTCTTTAATAGGACCAATCATATTAGAAAATTCACCATCTTTGGATGTATATGATGCAATATTTGTTGTTGGTACTAATTCAGATTTAAGAGCTATAAATGGTGGTAATTTTACAATTGTAAATTGACCTGTAAAATAATTTATATAAGTTTCGCTTATTGTTGCAATAGTATCACCTCTTTGTATTGACCAAAATAAATTACTTTCCCATTCTATTTTATGTGGATATTGTGCAGGTTTGTTATTTACTAAAAATCTTCCAACTACTCTATGAGTTTGTTGTGTAGAATACGGATTGTTTATAACCAAATGATAATACCCATTACTATCTTTTGGTAGAGATTTAGTACCTGCTCTATTAAGTACCGAATCAATTCTTAATTCGTAATTATAAATTGGTTCAGGATATATTTCATCTTTTTGACAAGATATTAGTAAAAATAAACAAACAATAGGGGTTAATAGTTTTTTCATTTTATAACAATTTTTTAAGGATACTTTCCCAAGTAGGATATTCGTTAAATAATTTTGTTTCGTAAGACCATCCGAATTGTAATAGTTCACCTTTGAATTCACCAGCACCATTTGCGGTTCTATCGTCAATTAAGTAATCACCAATCAATAAACCTTTAAGGTGAGTGATTGCCATTTTCTTTTTGAATAGATTTCCAAAGTGTTCTTCAATCCAAAATCTTTTATCCATAGCTGCCATAGGATTTCCCCAAGGGGCCGCAGTAGCTATATACAATTCGTACTTACCACTTT